CTATTACGAAAAATGTATTGCCGTTAACCCCGAAAAACACGGCGTTAAAACGCGCTTACACATTGCCAAAAAATTGGCAGAACAGGCTACCCCACCAACACCACCAGCGGCAACAAGTGACGAATAGTGAATTCGCCCATTGTGCGCCGTTTGGCTGGTGTCTTCGAATAAACCCCGAGAAGAGAACCAACCCCCGGCCCTAGCTCGCTACCAGGGCGCGGGGCGCGGTTCAGTTTTTACCGGGTGTATTGAATACAGAGTGTAATGAAATGAGTTTTACCGGCAGGCCAGAAAGCTTTTTAGAAACCACCGTGGCCAATAACGGGTTTTTTCCTGTGTTGCCCATGCGTGAATTCCAAGAAACCTACCGTGTACCGGCAGAGCTGGCCGAATCGGCCGTGGCTCGCCAGCTTGTTATTGCCCGCGACTATGTAAACGACCAGCTAAGTAAACAGCAGGCGCAATGGCAAAGCCAGGCACACGCAAGCCTAGAAGCCGTAGACATTGCCGAAGGTGCGCAGCTTGTGGAGTGGTACAAAGATGCCGTTTTTAACCGCGCAAAAGCACACCTGTTAACCGATTTCGAAACCTTTACCCGTAGAGCCTCAGCCGCCGAAATTAGCGACGACGCCGACCCGATAAGCCAAAGCCTGTTAGCCCGAGCCAAACGCGCCTTGCGCCGCTTGCGGGGCCAGAAGGGCACCATTACAGCGGAGCTTTTATAAATGGCACTGGAAAAGCTGCAAGCGTTAACCGCGCACCTGATAGGCGCCAACCTGGTAGATCAAAACCAGGTGGATAGCTGGATGGAAGACGGCCGCCTAGTGCCCGCCGCCCAACACCGGGGTAACGGTTATTTAATTTGCCGCTTTGACTATACCGCCGTGGTAAGCCTAGAACGCTTTAGCCGTGACGAACGCCTACTTATGGCCCTGGTATGTGCCTGGTTGCACGACCACGACCCCACACGCGAAGACGACAACCTAGCCGCGCCCAGAATCGATGTGGATGTTTTGGATAATTGCCGGGCCGACGTAGAAATACAAATTGATTTTCGCGAAGGCGTAGAACTGGTGGCAGACGAAAACGGCGCAATTGAATTTAACGGCACCCGTTGGAGCCTGGCCCCGGTAATAGTGGACATAGCCGAAGAGGCCGCCGTGGGGCACAACCCCGACGAACCAACAGACCAGCCCTACAGCAATGCTTAGGGTAGACGTAAACGGCCAGTTAAACGCCTTGCAGCGGTTGAAGTTATTACGCATGCCACCGGCCAAGCGGCGGCGGTTACTCAACCTAATGGGCAACCAGGTAAGAAAAAGCAGCCGGGCCAGAATACGCCAACAAAAGAATATAAACGGCCAGCCCTGGGCACCACGCAAAGACGGCCGCCGCAAAATGCTGCGGGGTTTGGGTAAAGATTTACGGGTATACGCCAGTGATAAAAGCGTAAGCGTTACTTACGCCAACCGGTTAACCGGGAGCATTGCAAAAGCGCAACAGGAAGGCATTACAGAAACCTTTACAGCCGAGCAAGCCGCAAAGAAAAACGGCGAACCCGACTACAACGCCCCGGCCACCACCAAACAGGCCCGCGCGTTAAAAGAGCAAGGTTTTACGGTAAAGCGCAAAACCGGAAAGGGCCGGAAAAAAGCCACACAAAAATGGATAAAGCAAAATTTAACCCTGGGACAAGCGGGTGCCATATTGCGCGATATGCGCGACAGGGAAAGCAAAAAAAGCTGGGTTATAAAATTACCGCCACGCGCTTTTTTGGGCGCTTCGGCCAGCGATGTAAAACAGTATGTACAAACAATATTTAACGAAACACTGAACGCGAGGGCGTAGCAATGGCACAAGGTAATGTAACGGTAAACAATTTAAACCTGGCGCAAGGTGAATTTCCCGAAATTGAACGCAAGGCGTTATTCATTGGCCTAGGCGACACAAACCTAGACACCCTGGTAACGCTAAACAGCCAAACCAATTTGGATGAGGCGCTGGGCGAAAATGACAGCGAAATAAAAACCCAAATACAAGCCGCGCAATTAAACGCGGGTGAAAACTGGCAAGCCTACGCCATACCGCAAAGCGGTGTGTATAACTGGGAAGCGGTAACCGACGAAGCCCTACAAACGGTATCGGTAGAATTTATTGTGCTGTGTGCGGCTGCGCAAAATGCCACGGCCGTTAATGCCATGTATGCAAAAGCCGAAAGCCTACGCACCGGCAAAGCCCGCCGCGTGATTATTCTCACGGCAACCCAAGGCATAGGCGCGCAAGCGTGGGGCGCCTACATTACCGAACAGGCCAACATTGTTGAAGGTGTTGCCGGTTACCGGGTGGCCGTTGTGCCACAGCTTCACGGTAACAACCTGGGCGCCTTGGCGGGCCGTTTGTGTAACCGTTCGTTGAGTATTGCCGATTCCCCCATGCGGGTAGCGTCTGGCCCCGTGTTGGGCTTAGGTACGCGCCCCGTAGATTCGGCGGGTGTACCGCTGAACAATTCCATGCTGGCCGCCCTCGATGCCGCGCGCCTTTCGTGCCCACAGGAATACGCCGACTACCCCGGTATATTTTGGGGCGACTGCAATTTGCTCGATGCACCCGGTGGTGACTACCAGGTAATAGAACACCTACGGCCCGTAGACAAAGCCGCGCGCGCTATTCGGTTACTGGCCATTTATAGAGTGGGCAACCGTTCGTTAAACAGTACCCCGGTTTCCATTGAAGCCAACAAAACCTATTTCGCGCGGCCTTTGCGTGAAATGAGTAAAAGTAAAGTGGTGGCGGGTGAGCACTTCCCCGGCGATATAAAGCAGCCGAAAGACGACGCCGTAACCATTGTATGGCCCACCCATACGCGGGTAGAGGTTTATTTAAAAGTGCAACCGTACAACGCGCCTAAGCAAATTGAAGCCAATATTATTTTGGATTTAAACGGCAGCTAACCGCAAACAGTACGTTCAACTAATTATTTTTTGGAGCAAAACAATGGGCAGACGATTAAGCGGCCGCGATATGGAAACCATGGTGGGTGACTTCATGGTAAGAATAGAAGAGGCCACACTCGACATAGAAGACGGCAGCGCAAGCACCAAAACAGGCGGCCGACCCAATGGTTACATTCGTGGCAACGTTAGCGCCAGCGGTGAAATAACCCTGGACATAGCCAACTTTAATTTGCTGGTAGAAGCCGCTAAAAAATCCGGTAGCTTTCAAGAGCTGGAACCGTTCGACATTGTGATGAACGGCGAAACCACCAGCGAAAAATTAAAGGTGGAGGCGTTCGAATGCCTGGTGAAAGTGTCCAGCCTGGTAAACGCTAGCGCCAACGGTGAAGAAAAGCTCACCGTAAAATTACCGTATGAGGTAACGGGCAAGGATTTTGTGCGCATTAACGGCGTGCCCTACGCGCCGGAAAGCGATATAGAAAACCTTCTTTAATATGGACATTGCCGACCACGCAGCAGACCTGGAAGCGTTACAGCGAGACATTGCCCTAAAGCAAGCGCGTAGCGCAACCAGCCACCGCCCAAGCCTGGCACAGTGCCAAGATTGCGGCCATACAATACCGCCACAGCGGCGGGCTATAGGGGGCGTTTGCCGGTGTGTGGAATGCCAAACCTATTTTGAAAAAGGGGCCGGTAGGTGAACGAAAAACACAACTTATTAACGCATTACCTTATTACCGTTTTCGGGGCGGCCTGGGGCCTAACGTTTGAGCAAAAAGCCACCCTGGTGTTGGTGTTAATTAGCGCTGGCACCTTTTTCGTAAACTGGTATTACAAATCAAAAGTATTTCACGCAACACACAAACCGGAGAGCCAAAACGATGAGCGCTAAAGTCGAAAAAAATGTACAAGAAATTGAACTGGAGGCGGGCGGTAAAGATTTTACCTTTACGGTAACGCGCGAAAGTTACAACCGTTATATAAACAGCGTTACGGCGGCCAACAAAGTAGCGCCAAGCCATAATTTTTTAATGGATTGTGTAAACGACGATAGCCGTACAAGCCTGCGCGATCTGCTACAAGTTTCGCCCGGTGGCGAAGTGCAAATGGCGGCCGCCGTAATGGAAGACTACACACCCGATTTGGCCATTGTTGTAAAAAAGCGCAAGCGCTAGCCGACCGACTAAAAGAAAACGGTTACAGCGAATTGTGCGCCCTGGCGGCAAAGCACTTACCAGGGAAACCGCTAGATGAAACCACGCTGGGTACGGCGCTTTTTTTAGAGCGTAGTTACTGGGAAAAAATGCAAACCGTCATCGCTAACGGCATAGGCAAGGCCGTAAAAGGGCAATAATGAACCGGCTAGAAAAACTCATTTTTAGTATTGGCTTAATCGACAAGGCCAGCGGCCCAGCCAGCAAAATAACATCGAAACTAGACAAGCTATTTCAAACAGCGCGCACGGGTATGGCGAACATGGCTGCCGGTGCTGCAGGTTTATTTGCGGTGGGTTACGGTTTAAAAAGTTTTCTTGGCCCCGCCATAGAAATGGAACGCGCCCTGGGCGAAGTGCGCAGCCTGGGTGTGTACGGCCAAGCCCTGCAAACCCTGGAACGCACCGCCTATACAACGTCTATTCAATACGGTGGTTCGGCCAGCGAATTTGTGCGTGCCTCTTACGACATACAAAGCGCTATTGCCGGTTTGCACGGTAATGAATTACCCGCGTTTACCCGCGCCTCTGCGATTTTGGCGAAGGGAACCAAGTCAGACACCGCCGTTATTACCGATTACATGGGCACCATGTACGGTATTTTTCAAAACACCGCTACGGGCATGGGCCGCGCCAAATGGGTAGATATGCTGGCCGGGCAAACGGCAACGGCCGTGCAAATGTTTAAAACAACCGGTGGCGAAATGGCCGCCAGCTTTGCCAACCTGGGGGCAGAGGCGCAAAGCCACGGCGTAGGCATGGCTGAACAAATGGCCATTTTGGGCACGCTACAGGCGACCATGAGCGGCACCGAAGCAGGCACCAAATACAAATCGTTTTTAGCCGGTGTAGGTAAAGCGCAAGACACCCTAGGCATGCAATTTACCGACAGCCAGGGCCGCATGCTGCCCATGCTGGATATTCTCGAAAAACTGCGCGGCCGGTTTGGTGCTATTGATACCGTGGCAGAATCCGACCTACTGCAAAAAGCCTTTGGCCGAAAAGAGGCGGTAGGGCTCATAAAATTATTAATGCAAAACACCGACGGCCTAGCCAACAGTATTGAAAACTTGGGCAATGTTACCGGGCTAGAGCGCGCAGCAAAAATGGCCGCCGAAATAGCCGACCCCTGGGAACGCTTAAGCGCCGCCGGTAGTGCTGCAAAATCTACCCTTGGCCGCGTACTGCAACCGGTCTTAAACCCGTTAATAGAAAAACTGATTGCGGGCGGTGAAACCATTGTGCGCTGGACAGAATTATTCCCCGCCCTTACCCGCGTAGTGGGGGCCGGTGTGCTGATAATTTTCGCCATGATCGCGGCGGTGTCTACCTTGGCGCTGGTGGGGGGCATTGCCCAACTTGCCATGGCCGGGTGGGGTGTGGCTATGGTAGCGGGTCAGGGCATTATGTTTGTGCTTTCGGGTGCAATGAAAGCCGTAACGTTGGCCACCTGGCTATTCAATGCCGCGCTATGGGCCAACCCCATAACCTGGATAGTGGCCGCCGTTATCGCCCTTATTGCCGTAGTGGGCGCATTGATTTATTACTGGGACGACGTAACCGCCGCCGTGGATAAGTTCACAAAAAAAATTAGAACGGCGTTCGACCTGTTAACCGGCAGCAAAGCCTACAAGGTAATGAAAACCATTTTATCGTTTACCCCTCTGGGGTTATTGGGCAAAGCGGCAAGCGCTAGCGTGAATCTTTTGGGTACAGCTACCAGTGAAACGAATTCTATGCGCGTAGCAGCGCCCGATTTACAGGCGGGAAAGCAAAATACGCTACCCGATGGCGGTATTTCTAATACCTTGAACCAAAACCGGGGCACACATATTGAAAAACTGGAAGTAAACACCACGGGCGGCGTAAACGGTTTTCAGTTTGCCGATGAACTTTTATTGGCGGGTGGCTAAATGCAAAACCACCTAGACCTATTAGTAAAAAACGGTGATTTTGCTTTTGAACAAGGCGGCGCCATGCCCGTAGCCGATAGGCAAAGCATAGGCCAAGACATAAAGCACCGCATTATAGAAAGCGGCCTATTAACGCAATTGGTGGGCCAGCGTAGCCGCTCAAAACAGGCCGGTATTATTAACCAGGTAATTATTGAAGTAGACAAAGATCAACGCCTAGAGCCTGGCACCGTGCGTATTTTACCTGCACACAATAATACCTATTTATTAACTGCTAAAACCCTGGAATATGCCAGCGTAGAGGTTTATTTGTGAGTACAGAAGCGTTTGAAGAATTGGCCGAACAGTCGAATATTCCCAGCAATGAAGCGGGCATGATAGCCGCCTTTGATGAGATTCGAGAACAAGAAAAAATCGATATAAGTAACGCCAGTTTGTTTTCACCGTTTTGGCGGTTTGTGCGGGCCGTAGCCGTAGCCCCGGCCCTGTGGTTTCGCGCGTTTTTGGTGGCCCAGGTATTGCCCCAAATGTTTATTAAAACCGCCACCAAGCATTTTTTAGATTTACACGCCTGGGCATTAGGGTTAAGCCGAAAAGCGGCGGTATTTGCCGTGGGTAATATTACCTTTTCCCGCACCGGTAGCGCGGGCGCTGTACTGATTCCAGCGGGTACACACATACAAAGCGTGCCGGTGAATAACCGCGTTTTTGTTTTAAAAACGTTAGGCGATACGTTATTGGCCGACGGTGAAACCAGCGTTTTAGTAGAAGCACAAGCCCTGGGCGCGGGTGCGGAATACAACCTGGCAAACGGCAGCTATAGCGTATTGCCCGAGCCACTACCGGGTATAGAAGCCGCCGCCAATGTTACCGATTGGTTAACCACACCAGGGGCCGACGAAGAGCAAGACCAACAACTACGCGAACGCTGCCGCAACCAGTACAGCGCCATTAATCGTTGGCACACCGACGCAGTATACAAAGCCATTATTGCCAGCGTGGGGGGCATATCCATAGACAATATTTTTATGCAGCACAACGCACCACGCGGCCCTGGTACGGCCAACGCTTACATTATGTTGGAGTTCGGTACACCCAGCACGGTATTTTTAGCCGGTATTCAAGCGCGTATAACCGACGAAGAAAACCACGGCCACGGCGATGATTTGCAAGTAATTGCGATACCC